ACTAAATTTCCTGCCTTATATATAGTAGGGGAGCAAAGCGGGGCAAGTGGCTTTGCGACCCGAATATGGCCTCTAGCGAGGCCCCTAGGCCGAGAGCAGACTTACCCCTCAGTTCGCTGTAGCTCCCTCGGGCGCTAAGCCCGAACTGTCCGGTACTTTTAGTGGGGTGTATTGTATTTATAGGTCGCGCACAATGCGCCTAGTAAATCTAAACGCCTAGTATGAATCTTCCCCACCTAACCTAGTAGATCCGATTCCGGGCCGCCTAGTAAATTTTTTTCCGGCGCTTCGCGCCGTATAGAGGAGATGTTACGTGGCAGAGAACTCAGCAGATATAGCCAAGAGAATTATTCTCTCTGCCGTGGCAGAAGGTATGACCATAGAGCAGGCCTGTATCTCGGCCGGTAAATCTATGAAGACATACGAGTACTATCGTAGAACTGATAAGATCTTCTGCGACAAAGTAGACCGTACTAGGCTCGGACTTAAAGACAAGTCCTTTGCCTCCGGCGATGTCCACGACATCTCATTTGCCGAGTTCCGTCAGAGATTCCTACACTCCAAGACTTTCCCACATCAGCAGAACCTGATTGATGTAATCGAAGGACGTGAGCCTTCCTGGTTGCACCCTTCTATGAAGTACGAGCCAGGGCTGGCATCTAATAGAATCCTGATTAACATTCCGCCCAACCACGCCAAGTCTATGACTGTAACCGTTGATTACGTCACCTGGCAGGTTGCCCGTAATCCTAACTTTAGAGTACTCATCGTATCTCAAACGCAGCAATTAGCTGCTGACTTTCTCTACGCCATCAAGAACCGCCTAACGCATCCAATGTATCAAGAGTTACAACAGGCGTATGCTGCTGGCGTAGGGTTTAACTCTAAGTCTGCCTCGTGGCAGGCTACCCGCGTCACCTTTGGTGATGAGCTACGTGAGTCGGCTGAAAAAGACCCAAACATCGAAGCCGTCGGTATCGGTGGTCAGATCTACGGTAAGCGTGCCGATATGATTATCGTAGACGATGCGGTGACATTAAAGAACGCTAACGAGTTTGAGAAGCAGATCCGCTGGTTAACCCAGGATGTGCGTTCTCGTTTGAACCCTACTGGTAAGTTAATCATTATCGGTACCCGCGTCTCTGCAGTAGATCTCTACCGCGAGCTACGCAACGAAGACCGCTACCCAGGCGGTCAGGTTCCGTGGAAGTATCTGGCTATGCCAGCATTGCTCTCCACAGATAACGACCCTGATAAGTGGGAAACTCTTTGGCCCGCCTCTGACCTACCCTTTGATGGGCAGACAGAGGCAGACCTGACTCCAGAAGGATTATATCCACGTTGGAATGGTCGTAACCTTTACAACGAACGCCAAGCTATGGATGCTTCCACTTGGGCGCTGGTTTACCAGCAACAAGATATATCAGATGATGCTATCTTTGACCCAGTATGTGTGAGAGGTTCTATTGATGGAATGCGTAAAGCAGGTCGCTTGGTTCCTGGCCACCCAGGCCATCCGCGTGATCTTAGCGGTTTTTCAATTATCTGTGGCCTTGATCCCGCTATGGTTGGTGATACGGCCGTCGTTTGCTACGCTATTGACAGGACTAGTCATAAACGTTATATCGTTGATGCTATTAAAATCACTAGGCCAACACCTGCTGCGATCCGTCAACTAATCTTTGACTGGACCGCGCTCTATCAGCCTAGTGAGTGGATAGTAGAGAAGAACGCATTTCAATCTTTCTTAACGCAGGATGAAGGCATCCGCCAAAATCTTGCAAGCCGAGGAGTCCTCCTACGTGAACACCATACAGGAACCAACAAATGGGACTCCGGTTTCGGAGTTGCCAGTATGTCCACATTGTTTGGAACGAAGCAGTTTGATGGTAAGCACCATAGAGACAATCTCATCCATCTTCCTAGCGATCAAACAGAAAATGTCAAAGCGCTCATCGAGCAATTGATTACGTGGTCACCAACTACTAAGGGTAAGACCGATATGGTGATGGCTCTGTGGTTCTGTGAGATCCGAGCACGCGAGATGCTTAACCAAGGTTTGCACAAGACACATCATATGAAGAATCCTTTTCTATCTCGCTACGAGGTAGGCAAACGAACAGTTGTCAACATAGATGAACTGCTCGCAGATAAAGATCGTACATTCATCTAAGGAGATAACAATGGCAGCGAAAAAATTAACAGGTCCAGCAGCAGTAGAAGCATTAAAGAAGCGTGTATCACCTGCTGGTGTTAAGAAGGCAGAAACTGGCGCTAAAAAGGCCATTGACAAAAAGTATCCAGGTCTTTACAAAGAAACTCCAAAGGTCAACAAGTCACGAGATACCGCAGGTATGACCCCAGCAGAAAAAGCCAAGGCTAAGAAGATTTTAGAAAAGATTAAAGCAGATAGCAAGAAGAAGGCTAAGGCAGAAACACAAAAGCGCAAGGCACCAGATAGCAACTTCATTGCAAGGATGTAAGGACTACTAATGGCAATGTCACCAAAAGATAAGGCAAAGTTCCAAGAAGAATGGAAAAAGCCTGGCAATGTTAAAAAAGGCGAAATCATTACTCCTGGTGCTGTTGTACGTGGAGTGGCTAAGGCTGCTGCAAAAGTTACTGCTAAGAAAAGAGTTGCAGCTACTTACACACCAACAAAAAAAGCAGTTCCAGTAAAGGTTGTTAAGAAGACAACGCCACCTATTTACAAGCACGCACAGACTGATGCTATTTTAGAACAGCAATGGGCTAAGTCAGTTAAAGCAGCAGAAAAAATGGGTATGGATATTAAAAAAATGAAAATTACTATTGACGGCAGAACAATAGATTACAAAGGTATTAGGTAAGGAAACCAATTGTTATCAGTCAAAGAAGTTGACGCTAAGCTCGCACGCTTACGTACTCGCTCATCAGCGCGAGATCAACGTATGCGTGATGTGCTCTCGGTGCGTCAGGGAGACATCTCAAAGGTTTACCCTGCGATGTTCTCAGAGGATTATCCAAAGCCTCTGGTTGCAAACTTCATTGACGTAGCAGCACGTGACTTGGCAGAGGCAATGGCACCACTGCCATCATTTAACTGCTCAGCAACTAATATGGTTTCCGATGCAGCACGCAAGGCTGCAGATACTAGAACTCGTATTGCAAACTTTTATGTAACAAACTCAGACCTACAACTGCAGATGTACACAGCAGCAGACTGGTATAACACCTACGGTCTTGGTATTGGTATGGTTGAGATGGACTTTGAGGACAACAATCCTCGTATCCGTATGCTCAACCCATTCGGTACATACCCAGAACTAGATCGTTATGGTCGCGTTCTATCTGTGACTCAGGTCATCGTTACCGATGCAGAGACATTAGCAGGTCAGTACCCAGAGTATTACGATTTAATCTTAGGTAAGAACCAATACGCTTTGTCATCTCCTTACGTATCAATGGTGCGCTACCACGACAAGGACCAAGACTTGCTCTACATCCCAGAGCGTAAGAACTTGGTGCTATCACGCACACCTAATATCTTAAAGAAGTCAATGGCATCTGTTGTGATGCGCTCATCACTAGATGGAGAAGCACGAGGACAGTTTGATGATGTGCTCTCAGTTCAGCTCGCACGTGCTCGCTTTGCAGTATTGCAGATCCAAGCAGCAGAAAAGTCTATCCAAGCACCTATTGCTATCCCACAAGATGTGCAAGAGTTGGCACTGGGTCCAGATTCTATTATGCGTTCTGCTAACCCACAAGGTATCCGTCGCGTTCCACTAGAACTACCACCTGGAGTCTTTACAGAATCTGGCGTGCTAGAGCGTGAACTACGCCTTGGTGCTCGTTACCCTGAATCTCGTTCAGGCAACATTGACGCATCAGTTGTAACAGGCCGTGGTGTACAAGCACTACAGGCTGGCTTTGATACACAGATCAAGGCAGCACAAGCACAGTTTGCTCGTATGTTCCAAGAACTTATCTCTATTTGCTTTGAAGCAGACGAGAAGGTATTTGGTGGTATTCCAAAGACCATCAAGGGTTC